AAATACAGCCATACCATCACTCTTAAATTCAACGCCAGTAAAACCAGCCTTCTTAGCATCTTCTCTGAACTCGTTTACTTGATTGCTATGGACAGATGCACCAATGCTTTCCAAACCAGTCGCCCAACCATTAGCTCCGAATGAAGGAGTACCAACATTTTTCTTAGGGGCATACCCCTTTGGATGGTCATGCCAGCGATTAACGCCATCGTCGTCCTTATATAAATATTCTCTATGTCTCGCCATTGGAGACCTCCACTTTCAATTGGGTTTCAATCCAGCATCGAGCACCACAAGACAATGGCTTATGCGGCCTATACACAACACGGGCAACTTCGATTCCCTCATCATTAAAAATTATAGCCTCATGTCCATAATTGTTTTCCTTATAAGTCTTTACTGTAAGACATGGCTCATTTGTACCATGTTTAGTATTATACTTAATCTTATGTTGATTTACATGAATAATAGTTTTCATTAATATTTCTTGCGCCTAACCTTTTTGCCAGTTTTCTTGGCGCATGACTTGGCAGCAGCCTTTCCTTTTTTGGTATAACTGAACTTCTTATTTCCTACTCTTGGCATGATTAATTCCTATACTGCTGGAGTTCGACCCATTTGGGCCACTTGTTGTTGATTTGGTTGACCACCATTTAAGGTCTGTTGCATTACATGACTCCTTGAAGCTGGTGTCCCGCCAGTTGGGACTGACCGGCGTATACTCTCCGTAACCTTATTTGCTTGAGGTGGTTCCGCTGGATTAGGCCCGGGTCTGTCTTCTTTGGGGTCTTCAAATCGGATAACCTGTTTTAGTCTCGGTATGTCCAGTAGCTCAGAATACAAGTTGGTGAGTTCCTCGAAGTCTATCGAACCCCCGGACTGCATCATATCTTGTTGCATCGGCATAGCTATCTGAGTTATATATTGTGTGATGTTGTTTAGTCTTTCGCTGGGAGACTTGTACATCATTGAATATGGCTCAACATCGAAGTTGTATTGGAGGAAGTCACCTTCTCGTTGTTCAGGACTCCATTTGGATTTGAATTGCTGACCTTCTAATTCAAAATTATTCTCACGCTCATTCACCTCATCGGTCCATAGCAACCAGCCAAGGTCCTTGCAAATCTCTGCGGTAAAGTCCACAACTCGATATTGCATGTTCGCTTCACGTTTGGACACAGCACCGTGGATTAGTTTATCCTGAGTAGCTGTCTCGGAACTTGGCCCCAGACCTGCCATCATCTGGAGATTACCCGCCATGCGGTCAAACTGTTCCTGCATATTCATAGTGAAAGCTTGGTTCTGCTGGTCAACGCCACCCATCTTTAGAATATTAACAGACTCGGGATTAGACACTCGTGTCCATTCACCGTCAGCTGCACGCTGTAGTCGCTGGGCATCTTCATGTGCACCGTCTTGATAAAACGGAATATCCTTTTGTCTCTGGGCTTGTCTCTTTTGTTTCCTCAACAGTCCATTGATGATATCATTCAATGGTTTAAGATTCATTGCTGGGGATACACCCATAATCTGGTCAGGTACTTCAGCAGCCAAGGTCAACGTATGGAAGGGCCCCGCTTCGGGCCCTTCCCACTCAACAATTCTGAGTGGTTTAGTCTCTTGCCCATTAGAAAAAGTGACAACTAGATTGTCCATTGGAAGCCATACATCCATGAGCTCCAGTTCAGACTCCAAAGCTTCCGGCTTTGATTCCCCAAAGAAAGTATCACGCAATGGAGTATCTGGTTGATGGTCGTGCATACCACCTTCTCGACGATACACTTGCAAGTCCTCAAGAACTTTCTTATCAAACGAAGAATCATTCAACGCCTTTTCACGATTCATCTTATACTTGTTAAGCTCAAACCGCATCTTACTCTTCGTTGTAGCTTCAATATCATAGATGTAATCATCAAAACTAATGTTCTCAGCAAAAGGCTTGCCCGGGTCTAACCATTCATCTTCACCTTCTAGCTTCACAAAACCCGACTCGCCATTGTATACCTTGATAACACCCATGCTAAAAAAGGCTTCCAGAACCGCAGACCTAATAGTCTCCTCTAAATGAATCTCCTCAATCAAATTGTTCACTGTTCGTTGGAAGTTATGTGCAAATCCAGCGAGTTCGTGAAACTGGCTCGTAACCAATATCCTCGGTCTATTAGCAGCCAGAGACATGGTATATGTCTCTGCTGTCTGGTACATAAGATTCATAATAACTTCTTTGTTATTAGTCTTAGAACCGGAGTTGTAATAGCTACCTACATAGTCAGTAACGAACTTCTTCCGCATTTCACGATATGGACGAAGGTTACGTGTTGAGTATTCAATAGCCTTAAAAAGACGTGAACGGTCTGTTTCTTTATTTGGATTCATTAGTCCCATCCTGTATCTGCGAAGGATTTGATTCGGTCTTCATGTTCTTTATATCGCCACGCCATGCTACCCTGCGGTATTTCCTTGCGAAACTCTTCAACCTCTGGTACTGCCGAAGGGGGTCTATCTTTCACAGCGTGCCATGCAATCGCTGCTGCGATAACACGGTCACCATGAGATTGTCCTTTAGCAGAGTCATCTCTAGTCTTTATACTTCTTGAGTGTACAACCTTACCGTCTTTGTAGATATATTGCCTACATTCTTCCAGTAAAGCATCAGAACGAATTACATACTCCCTAGATTGTACCGCACTGCTCATCCTAGATAGAACAGATAATTTGTTTTTATCATTACTGAACCAGCCAGGATTCTTAGTCTTTTTCTTAAATGCTCGTCCTTCTGTGTCACGGAAGTAAATGTTATGATAGTGCCTATCTAGGATTTGCCTACCAAAAGCACCACCCGGAGGGCCATTCATTTCCCATATAAGATAAGCATCGTTAAACCACTTACAAGTAGCGATGACCAAATCGGCAAACATTTCCGGGCGAAGAGTATTAGTAGCATACTCAGCTACCTGCTCATTCGTAACACGGTCCACCACAAAACACACACTGTTAGAGCTATAAGAACCCCCAAGACCGGCAGCGATATCACAACCCACAACGTACTGACCAGAAGTAAGTGGTTTTCCAGTTGTATCCCTGTGACACCATAGATGCCACGGGCCATCCTCCGTCTCGCCAAAATGCGGTTCAAGGTCACTTTCATCATAATAAAGAACACCCCGAGCATAAGGACTAAGAACACTTTGTGCGCCAATGTCATATAAGTCCTTTCCGAATATCTGATACTCGGAACCCCCATAGTCCCTATCGAGTTCCTGTGCAATAGACTGCGGAGTCGCACCCGGCCTCATGCACTCTTGGTCATAGTAAGGGCTCCTTGTCTTACCATCTTTGATAAACTCATAATCATCAGGAAAGTCAAACGTCTCATCAAGTATAGTGACCTCACCCTCATCTGAACTATATAAACCCCGCTTACGAACTGGGTGTTCTGTCCAGTCCATGATTATTTTTAGCATGTTTGATTCTTGGTGCATCACATCGTAGTAAGCACCACTAGCACCCTTGGGTGTGGACACGAACATTCGACAGTCAGTTGCATGTTGGGTAGCAGCTAAGGCTTTATAATCATCGCCATTAGGAAAGGCAGCATACTCATCAATAGCAATACATTTCTTACGACCACCACGGAAAGCATCTTCAGTCGTGGAAGCACCTTCAAAGGTGGAACCATTACTGCGGTTTTCCATTAACATTGCCGTCCGATAAACATCTGGTCGCATCCACGGTGGCAGGCCACCCTTGCCACCGTCACCTGTAAGCAAGAAGTCCAGCTTCCACATCAACGTATCTTTCTTCCCTGGCTTATCCACAAGGTCAGCAGTACGAGACATAATCCCGAAGCTGCTAAAATCGTGGAACATCCACTGATAGAAAAGCAAAGTCAGGAACATCCAAGTAGCACCTAAGTCACGAGACTTTTCGATGCCGATGTCTTTATTGCCTAGAACTTCATTCATAGCAATGAAGTCCCTATCTTGATATCCATAGGTCAAGAAAGGAATGACATTAGAGGTCGTCCCCCTCAAACGGGACGACCTTGGTTCATAGAGCCAGCAAAAAGTATTGATGAAAAAAAGAACATCATGCTTACATGCTGTAAACAGAACCCTCTGCCTCTCGATGGTATCTGCCCAACGAAGCAAATCCCTGCGATATTCAAGGTTTTCTTTCAAACTCTTTGGAACCTGACTATATAAACTCATTAGATATTAGCTAACATCTCCTCTATCTGCTCTATCGTATGATTAGTAGCCTTGATTGTTTTGTCTTCATCCTTATTACTGTTGACCTTCATCTCCTCACGGATGACAAGTTCCATGAACTTTGTCTGATTGCCAGCTGCCCAGACTAACATGCTCCACGCACCCGGCGTGGGAGCATTATGAGGACCAACTAGCCATTCGTCCAATTCACCCTTACACTTATGTAAATTATGAAATACCCAAGCTATGTCAGCGGGTAGAGCTGACTCATTAATATCATACTCACCCAACTCATCTATCAGGTCTAATTGTTCACGCTGTAGGAGCACAGGCTTCATCTCATTATACTTCTTAGCCCTAGCTACCTTCTTTTCATCATCAACTTCCTCCTTCTCCTCTTTATCCCTAGCCTCTTCATCAGCACGATATTCACGAGCAGCTTGCTCAGCTAACCATACGGATTGTATCTCACGTTCCTTATCAGGTCCTAGATACCCAATCATTACACAAGCCTTGTAAGAAGCCTGCTTCTGATTCTCGCCATCACTAAGGAAGCCTTCATACTTCTCTTTGTACAGGTG